ATCCTGGTGGTGCGGGATCCTTTTTTTTAACAATTTGTTATTATTATTTTATTGCAGGAGGCGTGGCGATGGATTGTCGTCTACAGGGATACCCCTCCCCTCTTCTGATTTCTTATATTCTAGAGGGTTCTAGGTGCTGGTGGTGGGGCCTTGTGCCAGTTCTAGAGGTGGCACAAAGGTGGTTGTGCTGGGCAGGAATCTGGGGCATCATTACCTCAGTCGCAACCAACCACGATGCGAGTCACCTTCAACCCCAGCAGCAGCAACGCCCAACTAGGTGCGATCCCTGCCAGCACCACTGAACCTAAATCCTGCCCCTCCACCTGCCCACTTAAAGAGGTTTGCTATGCTAAGTTTCACTTTCAAGGTGCCAACTGGCGTAAAGTTTCCGAAACGGGACTACTCTGGTCTGAGTTTTTATCAAAGGTTAGGAAGATTGCCAGAGGTCAAATCTGGCGGCATAATGTCTCAGGAGATCTACCTGCAGACGCGGAGGGTAACATTAACCTCGAAGATCTTCGGGCACTATTGGTGGCAAACCGAGGACGTAAAGGTTACACCTACACTCACCACCTTTTGAATGATCACAACCTTGAAATTATCAAAGAAGCAAACAACAATGGGTTTACTATTAGCGCATCTTGTGAATCAGTGGATGTGGCGGATTCTGTTATGACAAAGCACGGAATCCCTGCCGTTGCTGTTATTAACTCTGAAGAATCCCGCCGATTCTTTACAACAACTAACGGTCGCAAAGTTGTAGTTTGCCCTGCTAAGATTCATGACAACGTTACATGTGCAACTTGCGGCATTTGTTCTAATCCCCACCGTACAGTTGTTGTTGCTTTCCCTGCTCACGGTACAGCAAAGAAAAAAACAAATAGCATTGTGACAGTCGGTTAAGATGCACAAGGGGATCGGTAACGGTCCCCGCTCTTCCCTTATACTGTAGGAGTCAACCACACTGAACCATGTTCACTTCCATCACCGATCGCAAGGCATTCGGCGCAACCTACCAATGGGCAGTGCTCTCCACTCTGCCTATGGATTCTGACAAGTCTCGCCACGGTCTCCGCGCTTCTGAGGTTAATCAGGCGCTAGGAATGCCTAAAGAGGCACGCACCACCGTCACCCTGCTTCTCAAGAGCATGGCAGCAGATGGCATGGTTGAGCGTTATGAGTATAAGATAGGGCAGCGCCAGTTCATCACCTACAAGCGCTTGATACCTCTCCGCAAACGGGAGCACGTCGCCCGATTCCTGGGAGTGTGACAATCCGTTAAGATGCACAATGGGCACCACAAGGTGCCCTCTCCATCCCTTATACTTTAAGAGTCAACCAAAGGGAGCAACCCCAATGACCAACCTCACCACCGTTACGATCGACATTCCCGCACTGCGGGAGTTCATCCAGGAGAACCCCGGTTGCGACTGGGAGGATGCCTGTGACTGGGTTGAGCAGGTTCAGGGCATCACCGTCCCCGAATCCCAGTGGGGCATCATTGAGGAGGTTTGGGAGGAGGAGTCCAAGAACTGGGACCCGACCGATGATGAGATGATGAGTGCCTTCGGCACTAAGTGGCACGACGGTCTCTAATCCTAGCACACTGGGGGGTTAATTAACACTAACTCCCCCATTCGTTCGTGATCAGCAGTGCCCCCGATTATGCCCCCCCCGTATATAAAATCAATGGGTCCCAGTAAGCTATAAACGACCCAGATCGACTTCGTTATTTCTCTCTCATAAAAAATTTTTTTCATATATAAAATCAATGACAGAACTCAAAAATATGCAAAAAAATCCCGAGGAAAATTTTACGACTGTAGAGGTCGATCCAGTGACTGGAGAGTATTATGTTGTGATACCACAATGGATTTGCGATGAGAAGGGGTGGTATGAAGGCACGGAGATTAATATTGAAGTTGAGAATGATTGCATTGTAATCACAAGTATTGACTGAGCATAGATAATACTGTATGATACTGATGTAGTTACTTACAGTTATGGCTAAAGGATTTACTGTTAAAGCAAAGACACCGACGCCTTCTCAGAGCACGCAAGAGTGGGATTATGAGAAAGCAAAAGAAATGGTAAGGGGCAAGGCAATTGTATTTTGTCTTCCTGGTAGAGGTGTTTCATATACTTACTTAAAGAATTTTGTTCAACTTTGTTTTGACTTAGTGCAGGCAGGGGCGAGCATCCAGATTTCGCAAGACTATTCCTCCATGGTTAACTTTGCAAGATGCAAGTGTCTTGGAGCAAACGTTCTGCGAGGACCGGATCAACTTCCCTGGGATGGTAAGTTGGAATATGATTGGCAACTTTGGATTGACTCTGACATTGTGTTCAATACTGAAAAGTTCTGGCAATTAGTTCTTATGGAAAAAGATATTGCAAGTGGATGGTATTGCACAGAAGACGGCAGAACGACCTCAGTGGCGCACTGGATGGAGGAGGATGACTTCCGTAACAATGGTGGAGTAATGAATCACGAAACGCTTGAGAGCATCTCCAAGCGTCGTAAACCGTTCACTGTGGATTATGTTGGATTTGGATGGTTGCTGATTAAGAAAGGAGTCTTCGAGAACGAAGGCATGAAGTATCCTTGGTTTGCACCAAAGATGCAAGTCTTTGAATCTGGAGAGGTTCAGGATATGTGTGGAGAGGATGTAAGTTTCTGTCTCGATGCGATTGCATCAGGATTTGAGATTTGGTGTGATCCTCGTATCAGAGTTGGTCACGAGAAGACTCGTGTGATTTGATGAAAAAGCAGACGAAGTATACAATTCTCCATAAAGGGAATGTTTTATACAAGAACTTGACGGAAGAAGAATACTTTGATATGATGGATGACCTGTCGGTAGAATACTATCAGACAGGTTCTCCAAGACCTCAAGATCTTGAAACAAAAATTTTAGAATTTTAAAAAGGAGCACTAAGTATTATGGCAGTTCGTTCGAAAGTGGGTCTGAACAAAAGCGATTTTATGCCTGGGAAGCCTAAAAAGTCTCGTCAAGGGAACGGAAAGAATACCAAGTATGCGGCGACCTCGCGTAACTCGGCTCGCAAAATGTATCGAGGGCAAGGTAAAGGATGAGTTGTTTAATCACCAATCTCCCATCGCAAGAAGTATGGGTTCGTAAGGAATATCTTACAGATCATCAAAGTGGGTATGGTGAATTTGTCAAGGGCGTCTGGGTATCGGCAAAGTCGATTCCTGGGCGTGCTTTTTATTTTGAGACCTATTTGCCAGAATATGCGGCAATGTATGACAAATTACCCATCAGCGCTTTTTTATCACGCCCAGAAACACCTAATCCTGATATGAATTTACCAAATTTACAGTTTTGGAACTGTATGGATTATGGTGTAGTTAGTATTGACAAAAAATTCATTGGAAGCATGGATTTTGAGTGTTATACACGCGACTTTGGTATTCAGAAGGGTACATATGTCTGCACTATCGACAATTATCACCGTGATCCAGACATGGTAGACTGGGCAACAAGTGAAAATCCTGCCGAACACAAGTCTCATAACCTTATTGAACTGAATAATGGTCAATATGCACTGTATCCAAACAATCGACTACGCATTTTTGACAATAGTTTGACACCTGCAGAACCAAAAATGCCCGATTTTAAGGTTTCGACTCAATATTATCAGGTAGAATGTGGTTATGATCGTCTTGGTATGGGTGATGAAGACGAGTATCACTGGAAAACCGCTCAAGAACGTGAAAATAAATAGTGATAAGGGATAGCAACCCCTATAAAAGTTCTGATTTTTATAAATCAGGAGCAAAAATGGGCAATTCACCTGTAGATAGAGATAAAAATTACATGAGAGAGATGTGGGGAACATCAAATTTGATTACTGATTATTGGTCAATGCCACAATCAACGAATGATCCAGAGGAAAGAGTGCTTTCAGAGGTCATGCACGACACTGCACCACGTCATAATTTAAAAAAACAAAAAGAATTGCACGAAAAAATTCGCAATGACGAAGATTATGATGATTGGGATTACGGAACTGAACCAATATATGGATAATTTTAAAATTAGGTATAAATAAAATCAGAAAACTCTGGTTAAAATGGCAATTCAGAGGGTATCTAGAGCATTTAAAGATATTAGTTTATCATTTGAACCCCATCCTATTACAAATGATTTACCTGTTCTTAAGAATGAGGCAGCGATTCGTAGGTCTGTGCGAAATATTGTTCAAACAATACCCACTGAAAAGTTTTTTAACTCATTATTTGGTTCTGATGTAAGAGGAAGTCTATTTGAATTTGTGGATTTTGGAACCGCATCAGTAATAAGTGATCAAATTATAACCTCCGTTCAAAATTTTGAACCTAGAATTGATAATTTGCAGGTGGAGGTCATTCCATATCCAGATAGAAATGCTTTTGAGGTTACTGTCATTTATGAGATTGTTGGCCAAGAGTTTCCGACACAAGAATATTCGTTCCTTTTAGAGGCAACCAGATAATATGCCTTTTACTAAATTTACAAACCTAGATTTCGACGAAATAAAAGAATCTATCAAGGATTATCTAAGAGCAAATTCCAATTTTACGGGATTTGATTTTGAGGGTTCTAACTTTTCTGTCTTAATTGATACGCTTGCATATAACACTTATATTACAGCATTTAACTCTAATATGATTGTTAATGAGTCGTTCTTAGACTCTGCAACGCTCCGTGAGAACGTTGTATCGCTCGCTAGGAACATTGGGTATGTGCCAAGGTCTAGAGGGGCATCCAAGGCGAATGTGACGTTTACTGTAAATGTAACTGATACTGATACTGGATCGTTTGTTCTTAAGAGAGGTCTTGTTTGCGTTGGGGATACCAATGATTCTTCATATGTTTTCTCAATACCAGATGATATTAGAGTCACAACCACAGAAAATAATACTGTAGATGCTGGAAATAATATTGTTTATAGAAGAACGGCCACTTTTGATAGTGTAGAGATATTACAAGGAACATTTTTGACAAAGCAATTTACTGTTGATGGTTCTCTGGATCAAAAATTTGTATTGAATAACTCTTTTATTGATACGTCTACAATAAGAGTATACGTCAGAAGTGCCAATCAAGTTAGTGGTCTTGGTGCAGAATACAATTTGGTTGATGATATTACTAATATTCATGGGTCATCTCCAATATATCTAATTCAAGAAGTTCAGGATGAAAAATATGAGTTACTTTTTGGTGATGGATATTTTGGCAAAAAACTAGAAAACGGTGATGTCATCACTGTAAACTACATTGTAACTGATGGTATAGATGGTAATGGAGTTTCTAATTTTTCATTCTCAGGAAGAATCGTAAATGGCGAAGAGACTTCTACTCTGACTCCAGATCCATTTACCGTCACTACAGTAAATTCCTCAAGGAATGGATCTAATATTGAGTCATTAGAATCCATAAAATATTATGCACCCAAAATATATTCATCTCAAAGTAGAGCGGTAACGGCATCTGATTACGAAGCCATAATCAAAAAAATATATCCAGATACTCAATCAGTTTCTATTGTTGGAGGAGAAGAATTAGATCCACCAGAATATGGAACAGTTCAGATTTCCATCAAACCAAAAAATGGAGATCTTATTTCCGATTTCAATAAAACAAAAATACTTTCAGAAATTAAAAAATATTCAATTGCAGGAATAAACCAAAAAATAGTTGATTTGAAAATTCTTTATGTTGAACTTGATACCTCGGTATATTTTGATTCAAACAAAGTCACTTCATCAAGTGAATTGAAATCTCAAGTTACATCAGCATTAACTCACTATTCAAATAGCTTAGACCTTAATAAGTTTGGTGGAAGATTTAGATATAGTAAGGTTCTTAGTGTAATTGATTCAACTAATAAGGCAATCACTTCAAATATTACCAAGGTAAAAATTAGAAGAAACATTCAGGTTCTCCCAAATCAATTCACACAATATGAATTATGTTTTGGTAATCAATTTCATGTTAACAAAGAAGGATTCAATATAAAGTCAACTGGATTTACAGTTGCAGGAAACTCTTCTTTAGTATACATAACGGATATTCCAAATAGTGACTTAAAATCTGGAGTGATAAGCGTTGTAAAAAAGGGTAGTGAAGGAACAATAAGTGTTGTTGCAAAATCCGCAGGAACAGTTGATTATGTTACGGGAGAAGTAAATCTTTCAACAATAAATATAACTTCAACAGAAAAGTCAGGGAACATTATTGAAATACAAGCATTCCCAGAATCGAATGATGTAGTAGGTCTAAAAGACCTTTATTTGCAATTGGATATTTCAAAAACTAAAATAAATATGTTAGAAGATGTAATTGCATCAGGCGAAGAAAAATCTGGAGTTGTTTTCTCTAGAGATTCCTATACATCAAGTTATTCAAACGGCAGTTTAAACAGACAGTAATATGATACAGACTGGATTTGAATCAAGAATTAAGGTTCAAGATATTGTTCAAAATCAATTACCAAGTTTTATTTTGGATGAAAATCCAAAGACAGAGGATTTTTTAAGGCAATATTATATTTCTCAAGAGTATCAAGGTGGCCCAATAGACATTGCAGAGAATTTAGATCAATATTTAAAGTTAGATAATTTAAAACCAGAAGTTATTGTAGACAATACTTTATTAGAATCATCAATATCTGAAAGTGACACTACAATTAGTGCTTCAAGCACTAAGGGATTTCCAGAGTCGTATGGATTATTAAAGATAGATGATGAAATTATTACTTATACCGGAATAACTACAAATTCTTTTGTTGGATGTATTCGTGGGTTTAGTGGAATAACGACATATCATCAAGATCTCAATCAAAATGAATTAGTATTTTCCAAATCATCCGCGACTTCGCATACCAGTAATTCTTCAATCAAAAATTTAAGTTCATTATTTTTAAAAGAATTCTATAAGAAATTTAAATATTCTTTTGCTTCTGGATTTGAAGACAAAAAAATATATGAAGATGTAAATGCGGGAAACTTCTTAAAGGAGATTAAATCCCTGTATTCAACAAAGGGAACAGATGAATCCTTTAAAATTCTTTTCAAGGCTTTATTTGGGCAAACGCCAGAAATTATAAATTTAGAAAAATATCTTTTGAAACCATCTGATGCAGAATTTTTGAGACGAGAAGTCTTAGTTGTAGAGGCAATTTCTGGTAATCCACTCAATCTTTTGGGACAATCAATATTTAAATCTACAGATAAAACCACACAGGCATCAGTTTCATCCGTAGAAAATTTTACAAGAAGAGGAAAGACATACTACAAGTTGTCTCTCTTTGTTGGTTACGGTGACAAATCAAATATTCAAGGATTATTTGATATTACACAGAGTACGAAGTGCTTAGAAGAAACTTTAGCAGGATCCACAGTTTTATCAGTAGATTCTACTATTGGATTCCCACAGAGTGGAACTATATTCTCTGGAAATAATATTATTTCATATTCTAATAAGAGTGTTAATCAGTTTTTGGGTTGTTCTGGAATTGAAAGCACTATTTCTGCAACAGATAATGTAAGATCTAATGAAACTTATTATGGTTATGAAAATGGAGATACCTCTAAAAAAGTTGAATTTAGAACAACTGGCGTTTTATCAAAATTTGTTCCAAAATCGAAATCAATCTTTGCCGAAGAGGGGCAAATTCTATCAATAAAAAGTCTTGGTGAACGTGTAATTAACAGAGAAACTAATAATAATTATAAAGAAACTTTTGCAAATAGTTGGATTTATAATACATCATCTACGGTTGAAATAGATTCTTTTACTAATGGTGGTGTTATTTTAAAGTCTGTGGTAGATAAATCTCAATTTAAAGTTGGTGATAAAGTAGAAATTATAGATTCATATAGTGGAGAAATTAAATATCCAACTCAATCTGATGACATTCCATATATTTCTTCTTTTGATAGAAGTTCTTTATTACTGTCTTTGAATAATTTTAGCAATTTTATTTCAGAATCTTCAGGAGTTTATTCCATTCGAAGAAAAATAAACAAAGCATCAAGTAATTTGGTTTCCATCGAATATGGAAATAATAAAATTATCTCAGATATTCAAAATGTTTATTTTGATGAAGATAATTTTGCATATGTAGCATCCAATTCTTTACCATCATCAAAGGATTTTGAAAATATTTCATATACCTATAATCTAAGTGCATTTTTAAATAGTTCTTCTATCAATCAAAATAGTGGTCAATTGTCTGATGTTGATGAAGAATACAGTCTAACTTCAGAAACTAAAGTATATACTTCTATACAATTTGATCAAAAGGTAAACTTTGTAACTGGAGATAGTATTTACTATGAACCAGAAAATAGTTCTATCGCTGGATTAACAACAGGAACATATTATGTTGAAGTTGTAAAAACTTCCGATCCATCCACAAATAAAAGAAAGATAAAGTTGTATGGATCTAGATCATTTATTGGTGATAATGCAAATTCGATAAGACTTTCTTTCCCCAATGGAATAGATGGAAATCATAATTTTACATTATCTTCACAAAAATCAAAATCCATATTGCCAAACAAAAAATTTAAAAAATTTAAATTAGAGCAAAATTTAAATGATGGAACTAAAGAAAAAACAATTCCTGGAAGCATTGGTATGCTTATCAATGGAGTTGAAATTGATAATTGGAAAGTTAATGATAGAGTTTATTATGGTAATTTAGTTAGAGTTGAGATTTTAAATGGTGGCGATGAATTTGATGTTATAAACCCACCAAAGTTAGAGGTTTCCTCTGGAGCAGGAACTACTGCTCTAGTTCAACCAGTTGTTAAGGGATCGGTAAAGGAGATACTAATTGATGAGAAAGATTTAATTGTAGAAAAAGTCTTATCAATCAATGTTTCTGGTGGAAATGGAACTGGTGGAATTTTTAAACCAATATTGTCTAAGAAAAGAATTGAAGTATTATTTGATGCTAGAACCACAACTAATGGGGGCGGAATTAGCACAACAACATCACAACTCACATTTTTAACCAATCACAATTTTGTTAATGGTCAAGAAATTATATACAGAAATTCTGGTCAAACATCAATTCTAATAGGTGCTGGAACATCTTCTTTGATTGATAATAAATCATACTATGTTAGAGTTGATAATAATACAACTGTAAAATTATATGAGAATTTAGATGATTATAATTCAAATAATTTTATAACTTTTGAACCAACTTGGGGAGAGGGTGGAATTCAAAAGTTTGTTTTTAATGAAATTAATAACATTTTAAGCGATATTCAGATTATTGATGGTGGAGAATTTACTAATAGAAAATTGATCGTAAAATCTTCCGGCATATCAACTACAAGAAATACAATTAATTTTGAAAATCATGGATTTTCTACTGGCGAACTCATTGAGTATTCTTCAGATTACCCAATTTCAGGAATTCAAACGACCAATCAATATTATGTTGTAAAGGAAACTGATAATTCATTCAAATTATGTGATGCTGGTATTGGTGGAACAAATACAACTAATTTTAATTCTAGAGTTTTTTCAGTATTCTCTTCTCAAGGAACTGGATATCAAACTTTCAAATATCCAGATATAACAGCAAATATAGAATATACTACGGTAGGAATTGCAACTACAACTCAATCTAGATCCATTATACTAACTCCCGTTGTAACAGGTAAAATTGATTATCTATATCTTTATGAAAAGGGAACCAAATATGGATCAACAGTTTTAAATTTACATAAAAATCCCGATGTATTGGTCAAAGTTGGAAGAGATGCTCAAGTATCTCCAATTATTCAAAATGGTTTTCTTGGAGAAGTAAACCTTGAATTTGGTGGTGAAGAATATTTTTCAACTCCAGATTTAGAAGTTTTTGACCCAACAGGATCTGGATCTGGTGCTAAGTTAAGAGCTGTTGTTTCTAATGGATCAATTACTGATGTAAAGGTAATTAGAACTGGAATAGGATATTCCAGTTCTACTGTCGTCAATGTATTACCAAGGGGAATTAACTTTGTCGAGAAGGTTGTTGTAGATACTGAAGTGAGATCACTCACAGTAAATAATGTCAATAAAACTGATTCTAAGCAATATGAAATTTTAAGAGACGATGATAAATTGCAGTATTCTGTTTCTGCATATTTTGATACTCTGAGATCATCCTTTGAGGATGATGGGAGCACAACTTCAAAAATTATTGGTTGGGCATATGATGGTAATCCGATTTATGGATCCTATGGATCGGTAGATCCTCAGAATGTTAGTTCTGGAATAAAAACTATGACCTCCGGATATACTTTAGATGTATCCAACGTTGAAGATAGACCAAGTGATTTTGATCCCGGATTTTTTATTGAAGATTATCAATATACTGGAACTGGAGATTTGGATGAGCATAATGGAAGATATGCAAAAACTAATGAATTCCCAAATGGAATATACGCATATTATGCGACTATTGATCCAATAACCAATATTCCAGCATTTCCATATTTTATTGGGCAATCATTTAGATCAAAAACTATAGAAGAAAATAATACCTTAAATCAAAGTTTTGATTTTAATGAGTCATCTTTGCTTCGCAATACATTCCCATATAAAATTTCCGAATTGAATTCTAGTAATGATTTTATTATTGAGACTAATGAAATTTCAACTCAGGAAATTGTTGTTGAGTCAATTCAACAAGGATCTGTTGACAGTATTGATATTTTAAGTAAAGGTTTGGATTATAAAGTAGGTGAAAAACTAAACTTTGATAATACTGATACAGAAGGATCTGATATTGAGGCAGAAATCTCTTCCATTGAAGGTGGAAATATTGAAAATATTACTTCAGTAATTTCGGAGTATAGTGACTCCCCATTAATTTGGAAAAATGAAAATACTATAAGAGTCTATACAAATTCTTCAAATGAAATTAATAACAATGATTATGTGATTATTTCTGGTCTTAGCACATCTATCAAATCTTTAAGTGGTTCTTATAAAGTTTCAGTTCCTTCTAACGTAAGTGTTGGAATAACGACAGATATTATTGGATCTGGATCAGAATCTACCGAAATTTACTTATCCAATATTCCATCTAATGTCTCCATAGGTGATAGCATCACAATAGGATCAGAAACTGCAGAAGTTTTAAATGTTTATCCAACAAAAAATATTTTAACTATTAAGAGGGGATCCCCAAATACATTACATACTGTTGGCACTGCAGTAACTTTTAATAATAATTATTTTGATATTAAAAAAAATACAAATAAATTTGAATCAGAATTAAAGAGAAAAATTTATTTCAACCCTAATGAGTCTGTTGGTGTAGGAACAACAGCAGGAACTGGTGTCACAACATCATTTAATCTTGGACAAGAGACTATCTCCAGATTTTTACTTACGCAAAGAATATATCTAGAAAATCATCAACTTGAAACTAATCAAATAATTACATTCAATGTCAATAATAATGGTGCGATTTCAATTTCAACAACACCAACTTCTACACAATTTGATTTACCAACATCAGTATATGCTGTAAATAAATCTCCAAATGCAATTGGAATTAAAACAACATTAACAGGAAATGAGGTTTTCTTCCGTTCTAATGGCGATAATGTTGATGATTATTATTTTGAAACAAATCCAACTCAAAAGACAGCAGATGTAAAAATTATAAAATCAACTGTTGCTATTTCTAGTGCTCATGGTTTAAGTTTTGGCGATGAAATAAAGTTAAGTGTTAAACCAAATCTTTCTGTAGGCATTGGAACTTCAACGGCAGTTAGAGTTATTATAAATGAAAACACTAATAAAATTGAAATAAATCCAGTAGGGTTCACATCTTTAGGAATCAATACTGCAACCAATGAAATTACTTTAGAAAATCATCAGTTTAATAGTGGAGACAAAGTATATTATGATTCTACTGAAGTCGCTTCAGGATTGACTACTGGAAGTTATTTTGTTTCCGTTGTTGATCAAAATAAAATTTATCTTTCAAACAGTTATTTTAATTCGATAAAAGATGATCCTACCATAGTTAGTATTGCAGGAACTGGTGGAAATTCCCATACATTATCTTTAATAAATCCAAAATTAACTTCTATCAGGAATAATAATCTGGTATTTGATCTTTCAGATTCTTCTCTGAACGGATATAAGTTCAAACTGTATTATGATTCTGAATTTAATAATGAATTTGTTTCCACAGGAACAACATCAGTGTTTACTGCTATTGGTGTTGGAACCATTGGTGTTTCTACAAACGCATCAGTTACTATAAATTATAGTGAAAATCTTCCAGAAAGATTATATTATAATTTAGAAAAATCTGGATATATCAGCACTTCTGATACGGAAGTTAAAAATTATAATGAAATTTTATTTGTAAACAGTTCATTTAATAATTCATATTCTGTTTCTGGTATCGGAACAACTACTTTCCAGATAACTTTGAGAGATGATGATGAAAAGACAGACTATACAGAGTCTGAATGTGATGTTTTAGAATACACCACAACTTCTCTGTCTGCAACTGGGTCAGTTAACACTGTAAGTATTAAGTCTTTTGGAAGTAGATATAGAAAATTACCTACATTTACAAAAGCTACAACTGATAGTGGAAATGGTCTTTTTGTCACGGCAAATTCAAAAACAATTGGATCTGTAAAATCAACCAGAATAATTAATGAAGGATTTGAATATTCGTCAGATAAAACTTTGTTGCCAAAAGCTTCAATTTCTCCAAAAGTAACTTTAAAAAATTCCAATCAAGTTGGAATAGTTACAGTTACAAGCGGAGGAAGGGGATTTTTATCCCCCCCCAATATTGTTACGGTAGATAAGATAACAAGAAATGTTATTCAAAATGGATTAATAACACCAGCAATGAATGGCGGAACAATTTCAAACATATTAATAGAAGATTCTCCGAAAGGATTGACAGATAATTCCGTAGAATTGTTTACTGTTAATAACACAAATGGAATTTCAATTAAGAGTGTTAATTCAATATCTCCAACAGAATTCGTATGCGTTTTAACTACGCCACAACCTTTAGGTTTTACAACTGATCCATTTGCAATTGGTGATTTTGTATTTCTTGAAGGAATTCAAAAATATGGAACCGAAGGAACAGGATTCAATTCTTCAGATTATGGATATAAATTATTTAAAATTACAAACTATGATTCTACCAGTCTCACAGATGATCAATTAACTGTAAATGTTGCTGGTTTGACGACCAATACTGGAATTGCAAAAACTATTCAAGATTCTACAGGAATTGCAATTCATAAAGATAATTATCCAACATTTGATGTTACAATAATTCCTTCATTCTTTAAAGTAGGAGAGCAACTGACTGTAAATAATATTGATAGAAATATTATTGTTCGTCAGCACACCAATGATACTGATTTTAGAATTGATGCATCATATGACTTGATACCAGGAGAAGTAATTAGAGGTAAAAATTCAGGAGTTCTGGCTACAATAGAAAGTGTCGTGAATTATGACGCACAATTCGAAACTTCATACTCTATTAAAAGAAACGAGGGTTGGGATTCTGATATTGGATTCTTAAGTGAGGATTATCAGGTATTGCCCGATAACGATTATTATCAAAATCTTTCTTATTCTATAAAGAGCCCACAATTATGGAAAGACATCAAATCACCGGTCAATAATTTAGTTCATAGCGTTGGCATGAAGAATTTTGCCGACTCTACCTTTGAATCATTGACAGGCACAGCAAATACAATTACTGCTTTTACAGATATTGATATAACACTAGATCTGGATGAAGTATTAAGAGTAGATACTATTAATAATTATGATTATACCAGAGATGTTGATGTTGTAGATAATGTTTCTAGATTTTTAGAGTTCAAGAATGAAAGATTTATTGCATATGGGGAATCTAGAACTAATGTTGTTTTAAGAATAGATGATCTCAGTGATCAATTTTCACAGTTTGAATCAAATCCGGTACAATATCTTGATATATTTGAACTTGATAGTAATGAACTGTATAGAGATTATATCTTCAAGATAAGAAATCTGGAAAATGATAAAGTTCAGTTAACTACTTTAAAGTTAGCAAGTAACTTTGATGGCAACTTTATTCA